TTTGATCTGCCCAGTTATCAAATATCTGTTGACACCATGAACCAGTACAATCGTAAGCGACTGGTGCAGAGCAAAATTGACTATCAACCTGTTACTATTACATTCAACGACGATGGTGGCGACTTAATTCGTAACCTGTGGTACAACTACTTCAGTTACTATTACAAAGACCCAGCACAGCAGTACGAAGGCGTCCCCAACACAAATGGAACTTCTGGTAATTTACAAACCACTCCTGCTGGCTTCGGCTACAACACACGAGACACCTACAGCAACGATAGATTTGTAAACGACTGGGGCTATGTGGGTGAAAGTTACATGGACGGAACATTTGCTCCAGAAGGTAAGCCACCTTTCTTTCGTGATATCAAAATTTACGGACTTAACCAGCACAAGTTTGCTGCCTACGTACTGGTAAACCCCATGATCACTGACTGGCGACACGACACCTATGACTACAGTCAAAGCAACGGTGTTATGACACACACTGTGACAATACGGTATGAAACTGTAAAATACTATTCAGGTGCCATTGGCGCTGTTCGTCCAGATACCAATGTGGTTGGATTTGCTGATCCCAATAGTTATGATCAGACACTCAGTCCAATATCTCGTCCTGGTAGTCAGTCCACTGTGCTGGGACAAGGCGGCTTGGTGGATGCTGGTGTGGGCATCTTTGAAGATTTACAAAGAGGCGACCTGTTTGGAGTTATTGGTGCCACACAAAAAGCACTGAACGTGAATGAAACATTGAAGAAAACTCCGCTGAAAGACATTGTCCGCAAGGATGCTGCCATTGTTAAACAAGATGTGTTGCGTAACAGCTTGCCTGGTCAAGTGCGCAATGCAGCCAACTCTGCCAACAGTATGTTATTTCCTAAACAATCGCCGCCGAAAAAATGAGCTCAGTTAACAATACCAATTATAACATAGATCTCACTGTGAGAGTGTTTGACGACTTCTACGGCTTTGAACAATTTGTTGACGCTGCCGATTGGGATGTGGTACTCAGTTATTTTAAGTCAATATACACTACCACTGTGGCAGCTGAAAATTTTGCCACAGCACTGTTCAGAGTGTCAAACGAACAAAGCATACCTGTGCTAACGTTGTTGGCACAGATTCAGTCTGCTGATAATCTTGCTGAATTAAACTTAACTCTTGCTTATTATCTTAACAATCAGCGTAGCAACAGCACCTTACTTGGCACTTCACAGCCTGTGCAGCCAAACTACTATGCGGCAAGAAATATTCGAGCATGAGTAAGTTTGCACAAGGTCCTTACACTGTAAAAAATCCTACCAAGTATGTGGGCAAAGGCATGCCACGCTACAGGTCAGGTTGGGAATTGAGCTTTATGCGATTCCTGGACAACAACGACAATGTGATGCAGTGGGCCAGTGAAAGCATACAGATCCCTTATCGCAATCCGGTCACTGGAAAACAAAGCATCTATGTGCCGGATTTTTTGATCACCTATAGAACACGACAAAACATCTTGGTCGGTGAAGTGATTGAAATCAAACCCAAAAAGCAAAGCATCATTGAAAGTAAAATGAGCAACAGAGACCGCATGGCAGTGGCCATCAACTATGCCAAATGGGATTCTGCAACCAAGTGGTGCAACCGCAACGGCCTAAAATTTCGTGTCATCACCGAAGAAGACATGTTCCGCAACGGCGGAAAATAAGCCTCACTATACCGCAAAAGCGGTAAATATGGTATGACTAAAAAATTAGAAGACCTCTTCGACTTACCGTCTAGCACCGCCGATACAGACGAAACTGTGCCGGATATTGCTGCCACACAGTATGCAATAACTGAAATTGACCATGCCATTGACAAGATTGACGCTGCCTTACCCGGTGTGCGTGATCTAGAAGCCAGTGATGGCGACATGGACGAACTGGCACAAAAAGCCACAGAAACATTTGATGACCTTATGGATCTTGGCATGCAGGTGGACAGTCGCTATGCCAGTGAAATCTTTGCTGTAGCAGGTGCTATGCTGGGGCATGCACTTACTGCTAAAACAGCCAAGATGAACAAGAAACTCAAAATGATTCAGTTGCAGTTGCAAAAAGCCAAACTGGATCTGGACCGAGAAAAACGCACAGGTGATAACGAACCAGAATCTGTAGAAACTGCCGAAGGCCAGGTGCTGAGCCGCAATGATTTGTTGGATAGACTCATTGGCACAAGAGACCAAAAGAATAAACAAGCATAAATATCATATAGGGATTGATTATGAAACATTTCAAAGAATATCTGGCAGAGAACGAACGAGTATACAATTACCGCATCAAAATTGCAGGTGATACTCCTCGGGACGTGATCAAAGCACTGGAAGAAAAACTACAACAGTTTGACATTGTTAGTATCACTGCTCCAAAAACAACGCCGGTCATGGCTCGGTTGGCAGACTTTCCGGCCATTGAAAACGAAAGTTGTACACACATGGATGTTGAATTCCGTTACCCAGCAATTGAGCCACAGATTCGACAGATTGCTCAGCTGTTGGGCATTGATCCAAATCGTGTGTGCATGTTGACTGTGCCATACGAAAACAACTATGACAAAGAGGCTGTGGATGTTGAAAAACAAAACAAAGACCTGTTGACCAACACAGACTACCCAGCACCAAACGCAGAACAAAAAGCCTTGTACAAGGACTATTCGGCTGCTCCAGAAGATCATGCAGTGTTAAAAAATACCTATCGCAGTGACTTCAAAGTGGCTGGTGGTAAGACACCTCCTGCTGTGACCACAAACAGTTTACCAATGGGCAACAAGAGCCCAATGACCAACATCAAGCGTCCACCCAAGCCAGCAACAGGCTACAACCCTAAAGGATAATAAAATGAGTTTTTTCCACAACCTAAACAAAACATTAGACAGCATTGCTGCCAAGCCAGAAGCCGCACAATTAAACGAGCGTGACATGAGCCGTGCTGCCAAAGGCTACGAAAAATACGGCAAAGAAGGCATGCAGGCCCTGGCCAAGGCCGGCCGCGAAGGCAAGTCATTGGATCCTGTTCGCAACAAGTATGACAAGTATGACAACAAAGAAGTAGACGAAGGTCTAGTTGATGTGGTCAAGAAAGTTGGCGGCATGGCCAAGAAAGCCGGAAGTGCAGTATTAAACAAAGTTGGCCACGGTGACGACGTAGACATGATCCGTGACTTGCAACGTAAAATGGACATGCCACAAACTGGCAAGAAGCCAGAACAAAAGACAGACGAAGCCGCTAAATGGCGTGATCCCAAATACAAAGATAAATTGTACACCCAAGAACCACGTGATTATGACCAATATGATTATGGCGACGATGACTACTATAATCCAAAACCAGACGACTATCCTGGCGAAAAGAATTTAAAAGGCGGCGGCGAATTTAGCCACAATGATCCTTTACTAAGAGGACAAGGTATTGGACGCAGCGGTATCAAGAATAGCATATTAGATCGTGGACCAAGAAAAGGTCTGCCATCAAGAGATCAAATCACCAGCCTCAAGGGCAGTATCAAATCTGCAAAAGGAACACATACAGAACCCAACCTGCCTGAAGCTGGAGCTCCGATGACTGCCAAGCAAAAATCATTTGCCGCACTTGCTGAGCCCAAAGACAAAATCACTTTTGCCGACAAGATTGCTGGTGCTAAAAAAGAAGTTGACGAAATGTTAGGTGACGTTGCTGCCGAAGCCATGCGTAATGCACTGGGCGGCAGACAACAAGTGGCCGACGAAGGCAATGCATTCACTGGCGCTTTGGCCAAGACACCAAAGGGCGGCAAGTTCAAAGTAGGTGGTAAAGAATTCACAGACACCAGCAGTGTTGACGAAGATGATGATAAAAATCCGTTCACAAACTACAAGAAGCCACGCACTGACACTCCACGTACCGGCGAAGTCACACACGGTGCCAAGCACGACACAGAGTGGACAGCAACAGGCCGTAAAGTAACACGTCGTGTTGATCCGCAAGGCAACTCAGTTGGATCAGAAACTGATGCCGAAGGCAACACAATCGAAAAGCGTGGACGTGGTCGTCCAAAGGGCGCACCACAAGGACCAGAGCGCACCACTGCCAAAGCATACAAGCACAAAGGTGAACGCAAAGTCAAAGAAGGCGACATGGAAGAAGGCCATGACCAAGGACAGGCACAACAAATTTATAACGACCTTGCCGACATTCGAGCAATAGCAAAGCAAGCACAGCACGGTGGCGAATTCCCACAAGGATATGCCAGTCGTTTAGAATCTGTTCTGTATGCGGCAATGACAATGATTAAAAATCAACAGCCAGGCGATGCACAAGTTAGAGAAGCAGAGTCTACTACCAAGAAAGACAACCATGCTGAAAAAGCCGGCAAGCGAGTGGCCAAAGATATTGAGTATGATGAAAAGAAGAAAGATGGCATTCATGGCAAGAAGCGTGGTGCTGAAGATGATAAGGCCGAACGAGCTGGTAAAAAAGTAGCCAAAGACATTGAGCATGATGAAAAGAAAGATAACGAAAAAGAAGATGCTCCTAAAAAATCCAAGGGCAAGTTCAAGTTCGGTGGCAGTGTTTACGAAACACTGGATGCACAACTAGAAACTCTAATCACAGAAGGCATGAGCGTCACTGTGAACATGAGTCAAGATTCTGAACACGGTGAAGATCGTAAAAACATCACTGTTAATGCCGATGGCGAAGATGCTGATCGTCTAGCAGAGTTGCTACAAATGGCCGGCATGAGTCAGCAATCCGGTTCATGCAGTTCATGTGGTTCATCACCCTGCGGCTGCGACATGATTGACGAAAACAATCCAAACTGGCCCAGCAACACTGAAACCAATGACAATGCAATGCAATATTCAGGTGGATTGAATGGTCCCAAATCAACAGGTCAGGCCACTACACCAGTGCTGGCAAGTCAATTGCGTAGACAAGTCAGTATGGAACAAAGTGCAAAAGTTGAACAGAACTTGTTGAACTTGTACCGAACATTTGGAAAGTAACCTATGCCTATTCAAGTAATCAACTCCGCAGGCAATATTGTATGGACCACAGACAAAGCCTCTATTGCTGCCAACAGCGCAGATGTCACATATCAAGTTTTTGCCACAGCATTGGGCACAGCCACCGCTGAGGGTAACTTGTATGCCAACGTGGTTTCTGTTCCATCAGGCACTGTACAAGAAGTTTATGTTGGTGCTGGCAATAGACTTATCCTTGCCGGTGCTAATGTAACTGCTACAGCATTGGGTACAGCAAGTTCTGCACAATCGGGTGTATACAACGCCGCAGGAAACTAAAAATGCGAGCGCATGAGTTTCTCATTGAGAAACACATTGGCAAGATTGGCAAACGACGAAGTCAAGCCACAGTAGGACTTAACAAGTTCAGAGATGCAGATCTAGCTGACAGAGCATACGAACTCAATCGAGTCATGATGGCTGCTGCTGCCACTGACGGTACATTTGTGCCTGACATAGATAATGAATCCTGGGCCGGGCGCTACAACTTGGCCATGCCCTACACTGATGTTGAACAACGCATGTTGGAAAAAGCATTCAAGGCAGTGGGATCAGACCACGAAGACCTCAATCGCGGCGATCTGCGTAGTCAAGAACTAGCGTCAACCAACAAACGCAGTCCAGTTACAGGTTTCAAAGGATATCCTAGATGAGAGCCCGCGAATTTATCACAGAGCAACGTGAACTGCCGCCTGAGACCAAGAGTCCA